TTATCTGTTGGAGGCGCATCGCCTAATGTTATCTCACTTATTTTTGCTGTATATGTCCATTGTTTATCCTAACGTTGGGTATATGTCAAGCTTCTATAGCGATACCTACGATACCTGATCCCAGGTATGTATCAAACTGACTCAAATCAATCTTCTGCACTCCAGTTCCTGGGGCGATGTATTGATAATCTGAGTTGCCGTGTGAGTCAGAGGGGGGTAGATGACTATAAGTTTCCCAGCCAGTCAGATCTATCCACAGGTCATAGCCATCATCTCCCATAATCCATAATCCATAATACCCAGTTTCTCCGGCATCCAGAGACTCGTGGACAGCGGACCCTGTGTTTAAAAAAATACTTGTGTTGTCAACAGTGACTAAATTAGTTAACCTAAAGCCTCTTGAGCTGTAAAAAGTGCTGCGATCTAAAGTGAAATATAGCTCAGTCGAGACTATGAATGTGAATCCTTCATCTCTGCTTGTTAAGTACGTCAGGACCCAGGTGTTATCTGTGGTTACCAGTGACCCAGGGGTGCTACTGTCTCCGTAATCCAGGGACACCTTTGCTGTAAACGGCTCATTGAATTCTGTCGAGTCGGGGGTGAATGATACGTCTTTTACATAGCCAACCTCGATACCTTGTATAGCATCAGCAATCACCCCTACATCTATTGTCATGTATTCATCATCTGATTCAGCAGATATATTTCCAACATAACTAATTGCCTCCGCTGTATTGTTTACAGAGGTTTCTCCGTCAACTGTAAGCCATCCATAAGGTTGAATCTCTACACTAAAGTCAATCGTGCCAGAAAACCCAGTTTCTTTTACAAGGACTTCCAATCGAGTCATCTCACCAGGGTCTATCACCCCGAAATCGATTTGAAGTTGTGCTCCGATTAAAGACATACCATCTCCTGCCTATGCTGCGTTACTCACTTCCCCGAAGCCGCTGGCAAAATTAATCTGGAACAATTTTGTATCAGCGGTGTCATAGTCAGCCCCAAAGTCGATACACATGACAACTGTTTTATTGGTGTGTGTATCATTGTAGACGACCGCAGAGCCTACCGTAGGGATCGGACCTGCTGCAGCTGTCCAGGTGACACTGTCAGCAGCGATATCAACTTTGTTTCCTACCGTATCAATCGAGCCAACCACACTTGTCAAGGTATCCCCGCCCGTTGTATACCCATAACCGTTCGCAATCTCAGATGCAGAGACGTCCGAATACAGCGCATGGGTATCCGGATCGAAGGCAAACGCCGACCCAAGGAGTATTATTTTTAAGGTATCATCTTCGAGATCATGTTCTTTTCTGATGCACTCAAGTAAAACTGGTGCGAATATGTTACAACTACTGCCATTTTTTAGTCTCCTTTAGGATGCTGGTAAAGTCAAAGCCACCGAATCGACTGTAGTGGTGCCGCCTACTGTGACGGCTGTATTGGTCATGTTGAGCTGGGCGCCACTTGTGGCCACTGCGCCGTCAAAGCGGATTTCAGTTGCGCTCCCACCGGTCACATAAGCATTGTCGTAACACCTAAACCAACCTGCTGTTCCTGTATTGCCAGCCAACCCCGACCACACTTCGCCGGTCTCGCTGGACAGAACACCGGAAGCAACATTCCCAAAATTGATACCGTTGGCCGTGGCCCCTGCAGTAAAAGCACCACTGGCAAGTGTGATAGACGCCAGCTTGGTGCCTGTCTCTGCCGTATCTGCATTGGTGGGCTGCGACCCGGTATAGATATCGATGATGCAGTTTCTGTATATATCACTGAGTGAGCCGCCCTGAGCGCCAGAAAGAACCACCTGATCCCCACATCTTCCGTGGTCAGGCTTCCAGCAGCAACCTCAATATACCCGGCAGCAACTGCGAGCACCTCAAATACACCGTTGTTACTTGTGGACCCTGCCACCGTGATGTTGTCTCGTCTCCGATACACGGATAGGTCCTTCACCGCATCTATGATCCTATCCCTGGAATCTGTGCCTGTGCCCTGCTCGAAAGACACTGTGGTGGATGTGATCAGGTTGGTCGCCTTTGCTTTATAGTCAAGCTGGGCGTTTCTCATGCCTGTTGAAAGTCTTAATGCCATTATACCTCTCCTTATTCCATTCCATGTATATACGTATATCCAACCAAACAGCCAAACCCGTTGGTCGCTTCATCTGGATAAATTACTTTCGATTTTGTTAAGTTGACCGCCTGGCCTCCGGGGGTTCCGAGAACAGCGCCCTCAGAGCTCGCCCAAATGGCGTAAAGCCCTGGGTCCATCTCTATATCCCCACCATCTATATAATCGATAGCCACCGACCACTCCGTTGCTGGATATGTCGTAACCTTCATCAGGGTCCAGGCTTTTGGGTTTATTCCCTCCAAGGAAGTAAGTGTCTTTTTTCTGTTGATACGAAGCAGCCACCTGCCACAGGTTTTACCATTCTTATTTTTGTGTTGAATTGAACGAACGACTCAGCCATGTTAAACAGCCCAAAGTTGTACGGCTCACTCCACCACAATACATTGTCTTTTGCCACCAGCAGCTTACCAAAGAAGAATGCCAGATGATTCCCTGGAAAAGGTCCTTCAAATTGCCTGCTGGTATCAGGCCCAGTATAGACCCCTTTCTGCCAGGTGTTGGATATCCCACCCTGCACCCATCCTAACTCGAAACCGTTGGTATAGTACGTGCGATCTGCAACCTGCTCAAAGGCCATCCGGGCTCCTGACCTTAATCCCGATCTAACAACAGTTAAAGTGCTGTCGGCAGCCACCTGGTAGAGCGTATCTCCCTGCACTACGAAACAGTCACCGCCATCACAGTATAGACTGTGGTACGCTCCGGACTGCAGTAATGTGGTGCCTTTGCGCTTAAAGGTTCTGTATGACTGATCAATGGTGACATTCACAGCAACCTGAAGGTCTGATACTGCCCCACGCTTAAAAGCGATCCTGACAGGATCTTCGACCGTATTCAGGCCAGAGAAGCCTGATGCTGTTGTTATCGGTCTCATGCGCAGTAATCCGTTTGGTCATTGTAATAATCAGCAGATCCGTCGATCCCTACAAACTTTTCAAGATCAAGTAATCCAGTACCATACTCTGTGGCATAGTAATTGGTGTTGATCTTTTGCCCTTCGATACCATCCTCGATCCTGTTAAAGATCTCTCTACATACATAGCCCACAATTAACTTCCTATGAAGTATCGCAGGGATAGATGAAGGAACGTCCGCATCATTAACCAAGGTGTCTGGGTTCGTGTAATAGTGCACTGTTAAGGTAGTGGCCGCTGCAGGTATGTCCCTATAATGAAGTCGACCTCCATTAACTGAGCACCTGAACACACTGCCAGCCGCCTGATCAGCATACATAACCAGGAATTTTTTAAACGACTCCTCTATTTTAACAGGGTCCCCGTTGGAGTCGACCACCATAAAAAGGTCTCTGTTAAAGTCTGCAGGCAAGCTCAAATACCCAGTACCGAGAACAGTCAAAACATCCCCTGTTGAGTACAGATCTGGTAAGGGTGGAGATATCTGGTACTTACCTGGAAGTATATCACCCGTGGCCACCTTCAAAACAGCTTCATTGATCATGGTAACGATCATATCTTCTGTGTATTCAGTATCCTGAATGATATCTTCAATGGCTGCTACGAGCGATTCTAAGTTCATTGCTATTCCTCATATGTTACATAAGTCGGAAACAGTGGTTTATCGGAAAATAGCTTAGCTGTTGGGTCCCCTTGCGCAAACGCAAACCGAATCCAGTTTGCCATTATATGGTGTCTGAGTTCGACCCCCTGTACGTTCCTTTGAGGCATATCTATAAACAGATCCTCAAGGCGGCGCTCAAGATCGAGCTGTTCTGGAGTCACATTCCACTTTGTAGAATCCCCGAATTTGTGCTCGAACTCAGTGCACGCTCGTTTCAAAAAGACTTTAATGTGAGGCCCTATCCTTTTATGGACAATAGTTTCTATGTCCTTCTTACATTGCAGGCCCTCTTCTTTGGACTTATTATAGAAATAACCCCCGTAAAGTGCACCTACAGTATATCTTTTTTCTATGCCACACTTTGAAGGTCTGTTAAGCTCAACCTGAATATCATAGAGCATGAACAGTTCTGAAAGGGTTGTTGGCCGAACCACAACTTTCCAACAAGCTTGGCAATAGGATGGTATAAAACCGTAGTGGTCGAACCAGACATGGTGCCACGCCGCACAGTTCAGTATGCCTTGCCTCACATGTATCCACGGGGTTTCGGATGCCATGCGGAACTCAGCTTCAAGCCTTCCATCTGAGTTGAACCTATAAGTCCCGTTGTCTAAAATCTTTCGGACAGGCTCGATCAGATCAGTCGCAATTAAATTTTATATTTATTTCTATCTTCATATCCTCTAACTCTCCTTGGGAGGAAGTTTGCCCGACAGCCCGCCCAAGGAGTCGTTAGACCCCGGGTAAGCTGCCGAGCAAAGCCGTAATACTTACTATCTACAAAGATCTTGCGTAGGGGTCAAGTTCAATATCGAGCAGGCATGTCTGTGTCGCTGATACAGCCATCTTAATCACTGCTCCTGCAGCCAGAACCGTTGACCCTGTGGTTGTGTTGGGTGTGTATGTGCTGGAAACCCCAGCCGCAGCCGCACCAGATGAATCAACAGTAAACGCTGCAACACCAAGGGCGACCGATGCCCCTGTGGTTACAGTAACCGCTGAAGATGATGCTGACGCGAGAGCGGCCTGCGGCATCGCTCTAACACTGCGAAGTACAGACCTGTAAGGCACTGCAAAATAAGCCGTAGCTGCGGAACTTGCAACCGTAGGTAACATCTGAAATCTAATATCTTGATCCATTTTATTTCTCCTTTTAAGGGGGGATTACTCCCCCCGTATTATTTATGCAGGCTCATCCAAACCGGTGAATCTGGCGTGGGCGGCACGATGAGATGTCACTAGCTGACCAATCCAGCGGGTGTTCGCTACGAGGGTATCAGGCTGATCCTTGGAGTATTCCCACTCTGGTTTGGTGAACTGGTACTTGCTATGGGTTTTCAGCATGAGGTAGTTCAGGTTCAGGGCATCAATAATACCATCAGCCTGGCGGTCGTCTGCCACAACAGGTGCTCCGCCGAACAGGACATTGTCAAAGCCTACATTGACAAGCTTCTCATTCCTAAAGCGAACATTGGCCTGTAGGGTACGCTCAAAGCCGTCCTTCAGAACATCCGTGGTGATGTAGAGGTTCGGTTTCTTGTCCTTGGACTGACCAACGGATGCGGTCCGCCTAATCCCCTGAAAAATCTTATAGGTGATTGCACCACCCGTAGCGTTCTGGTTGGCGCTCCATTTAGGGATGTCGGCTGAGGCAACGCTACCATAAGGTGTGGCTGCAGTGGTCTCGAACAGATCCCCAAGGCCGAGGATGCAATTATCGTCTGCGGCCGCAATATAGACCTGACCACCCATGGTATCCCGGATGGTTTTCTGGATGTTGTTGATTTTAGCCTGTACCATATCAACAAGGGCCGCGTCGCCGGTATTCTGCACTTGATCATTAAGATCAATGGCGTTGGCGGCATATGCACCTGCCCAACGGAACCGGGCTGCGTTAAGGATCTCAACCTTAGACTGAGGAATCTTGGTGGTGTTACCATAAGATCCGGTGTTTGTGCGGGCGTGCTCGAAGATCACCCGGATCTTTTCGCCACCATCCACAAGCTCGCCTGCGGTCACCAAGCTGTCCTGGAACTTCCCGCCTGACATCAGCATGTAAAGAAGTACGTTATCAACTGCGAAGATGTCCGTAGACTTCTTGTCACAATAATCATTTGTTATCGCTTTTGTTACCATGAAAGCATTTAACTCCCATTTCTACATATTTCTATGTAGGCCAGACTATATCATCACCTCACTAAGAGTGCAAGGTGCAGGACGCTCGTGTCGGACTTATTGGTTGTGATTCCTCATCCGTTAGTCGTTGAACCTTCGCATCTACTAATTTAGTCACATTCGATGCACTTGGCTGCTGATTGCCTACGTCTTTCTCGTTTAGGGTTCCCAGCAATTCATCCTGTTTTTCCCAATGACGCTGTTCATGACAAGCTCGACAAAGTGTTACACCATCCTCTAACTTATGGTCCTCAACTATCAACTCGGCTAACCGAATCCTATCATTGTGGACATCTAAAGAAAGCTGTGGGTTACTGGCTATTATCGAGTCTCTTATTTTATAGTACATCCTTAAATGGTGAACTTCGAGATATCCCGAAGTACCACAATCAACACACTGAAAGTTATCTCGCTCCATCACAGGAAACTTCCATGCAGGGTAAAGCCTTTGCTGGACAACGTTTCTAAAATTAGATATGCCGCCCTTCCACCACATATGACCCTCACCTCCACGCTCTTTTGCAGCACAGCCCATACATCTTGTAGATCTACGAACAATTTCTTTTCCGCAAATAATGCATTTGTTGGGAGACTCATACTTCCTATTCCCATTGCCTATTTTTTGCCTCGTTGATTTACGACAAATTCGGCCTGTATTTATCTTGGTGGATGCTTTGCTGCGCACATCAGAACTCACCTTCAAACCCAGCTTATTAGCCGCCTGGTAGATAGCTACTCTGGATAGCCCAAGTTTTTTACCTGTGGAGGCGGGTCCTTTCTCTGCGTAATGTGTTTTAAGGTATTCAAAATCCTGAGCCGTCCAGACGTGATGTGTTTCAGACAGGCCGAGCCTAACAGCTTTCTTTTTTACAGAGTCACTACTCCTGCGGAGATTTTCAGCACACTCCTGCGGAGAAAGCTTCTCGTAATTAGCCTCTAAAAAATCACATTCTTTTTTGGTCCAGTGCTTTTTAATCTTGTCACCTCGTCTCTTGGGGGCCTAATTTCTAAGCCTGAATTTCACTCTTTTCAAGAGCCATTTTTAGTTTCCTTTATTTTTAGATCACCCGCCCCGGGCACGTTGAAGTGCTGCGAGGCCAGACTCTCTGATTTCGTTTTGTTTCATAGGACCTTGCTTGCGCCCAATCTTCTCTGCCGAATTGCCCCCACCCTGGAGGACCTTCTGTGTGTTCGAGTCACCACCAGCTATCTTGGCCATCTCAGCCTTGCCGAGGGCAACGCCTTCCGCTCTGGCCGCCTCAACCGACGACAGTGCCTGCTCTGCCTTCAATGCATAAAAGGCGGATACGTCATCATGAAAACCTGGAAGCTTTCCCTTCGCTGCCTCTAAGACGCCCGCCTGCTGCATCTCAAAGAAGTCAGGGTTGGCGTCTGCAAAGTTCTGTTTGGATTGATTAAAGGCCGACTGCTCTTGCTCCTGCCTGATACCTTTTACAGTTTCATTCTGAGCGATAAGTGCTGAGACCTTAGCCGTTTGGCGCATGCCTTCTCCAATGGAAAGATCTCCATCCTCTACCTGCTGAGCTATCTGTCCGAGTTGCTCTTCAAATCCAGCGGCCTTGTCCTCATCTTTGGGGGCTACTTGGCTCTGTGCCTGCAACGAATCGAGCTGTCTCAACAGTAAAGACCTTTCCTCTTCCGCCTTCCCCAGGCGGTTGCCTTGCTCTCCCAACTTACTGGAAAGCTCAGAGTAAGACTTCTCCAGATCTGCGACGCTTTTAAACTTGCCACCAAGGAGGGCCGCCTCTTCTACCGGAGCTTCTTGAGCCTCTTCTTCTACCGGGGCTTCTTGAACCTCTTCTTCTACGGGGGCCTCTGCTGGCATATCATCTCCAACCAAAACTCTATCTGTTGCCATAACTCTTCTCCTCTATGGGGCCGTTGCCGGGTGTCCCTGGTTTGTAGTGCGAAGGGTGGTTAGTTCGTAGGAACAATACCGTTCTCCTTCAAGTATCGATTATATTCTGTCCTTGTCTGAATCGGGCGCTCACTCGGATCTTGGATCTGGCTCCTGATGGAGTTGTCCAGCCAAACCGGGTGTTCATCCTGTATTCCGCCAAGGGTCATCAATTTTAAAGTCTCTTCGCCACAATGTGGGCAAAGCTGCACAGCGTCCCAGTCTTTCAAAGGTAACGCCTTCTCGAATCTTACATCACAATGGTCACAATGGAAATCATAAAGTGGCATTTCTACGTAACCTCTCTGCATTCACAGCGTTTACAGCACTCTCAGGCCTCTTAACTTTAACAGCTGTCTCTGGCGCATTTACCCTCGGTTTTTCCTCAGCCCGCTTAGCTCGCACCTTCTCTAAAGCACTCTTACCACTCTCTCGAAGCTGCTGTACTGTGTAAACGTTCTTTTTCAACTAAACACCTCCTTGCTGTGCCCGGGGCGTCCCGGGTTGTGGTGTTGGCTGTGGGCCTGCTGCGCCCGGCTGAGCCTCTGGGCCGTTCTGTGGCTCCATAAGGAACTGTCGAAGCTGTAAGGCCTGCTCGTGGTCAAGGCCCGCCTGCTCAAGGACGTTAAGAGCCTCATCGAGCTGTGTCTCACCCATGCGTTCAATAATCTGCTTCCTGTTCTTATAATTCAGCTCATCGAGCAGGGCCGTCCGGTCAATGGCGTTGATCTTAAAGAGGCTCACGGCCTGCTCCTGATCCTGTGCACTGGTCCTGGCCACTGTGCTGTCGCTCTCAACGATATAATTAAACTGTCGGCCAGCAAGGTCAATACCGGAGAACTCTCGTATTGAGGCGTCAGGCATCGTAATTCTTTCAGGCTTAACGCTGAAATTCTGGATGAAAGATATATTCCAACGTCCCCGCATCCTGCAAAGGAACTCCGTCGCTCGGATCTTATGTCTGATCAGGACAGCGTTTCGCTCTTGCAAGCTAACAATGGCAGATGCGGCCGTAACTCCAGCAGGTCCGACACCACGATCTGCATCCTCTATCTGGTACACACGATCGTGGAAGCTGATCAAGAGATCCAAAGTCTGGAAGAAATTGCTCGGGAGGTTTGGTACAGCCAGATATTCAATTCTGGCATTAGGCCGGGTAGGCATCAACACCAATCCTGGCTTGTTGTTGATCATCTGTTTCGTAATGCCTGCACCTTTTTCGACAATCAATGTAGGGAATAGTGCTCTATTGCAGTAAGATGCTATCCGAGATACAATCTCGTTGATCTTTTTGTTAAGGTCCCCAGTCTGCTCTCCAGCGGAGAAGCCCCAATTAGATGTAGTATCCTCATACGAGTTAGCCTTATAAAATGGTCGTCGCCCCCAGGCAAAGGATTTTCTGACTATATCTTCATCCAGCTCAAGATTGAGGTTTGGGTTGGGCATATCATTCAGGAGTACATTGCGATTGCAAATAGTTATTACTCTCACACCGTCAGGGTATAAGGGTATACCATCTACCGTCGTGTTGTCTCTAACCCAACACTCTATCACCAGAGCATCGCCGCTCTGGCTCCCTCTTGAGTCCATATTGTTTCGTGTCTGATCTAAAACAACACCGACACCCGAATCTGTCAATACGTTATTAGGCCTCACATCCTCTCTATCTTCTCGACCCAGGATCTGCTTTACATTCTCGGCGGAGATATCCTCGACACCGTAAGTGCTCTCTATCTGATAGACGGGGACGGAGAACGCATGGATCTCATACGGAATATCTCCCTGGTCCTCATAGTAGCCTGGAGCCGGGAAGTAAGAATATGGGTCCAGAATCACAGGTATGAAGCGTTTCTTCTTGGAGTCCCACACTGCCTTCTCTACCGTGATACCGTATGTCTCGTTGTTCAGAGATGAGATGGCCAGCTTGGCCTGCTGCTCGGTCTCATTCCACCACTTCTTCATCTTAAGTGTCAGCATGTCATCGACCTGGTCGTTATTGCCGTCCAGATCTATCACCTGCGCTACCGGGTTTTTGGCTGTGATGTTGGCTACGGTGCGTTGCACGTTGGCGAAAAAGAGGTTGATCGTGATCTTATCTGGGTTGCCTCGGGCCTTCTCGCCCCAGTGATTCCCTCGCAGAAGTTTGTAGTTTGACTTCCACCGATCCATCAGGCCAAGGCGCTCCTTCTCGGAATATGATTCTTCAAATAGATCCCACACCCAGTCTGCAAGCTCCGGATGGTCGGCTGGTGGCGGGCTGGATAGTGTGTAATCTGAAATATCTTTCATTAGGTTTTAAACCTCCCATTTGGTGCCAAGGCAGATCCACAGTCCGGACACACCAGGCACCCATAGCCCATAGTAGGGTCCAGAGGCGGGGCATCCCAGCCCCAACCCAGCCAGGGCTCTTTCAGCCGCAACATGGCTGGGTTGGCGTCCTTGTCGGAATCAAACGAACTGGTGGTCTCGTGAAAGCACTGACCACATCCTGGGCATGTTATGTCTTGAGGGTTGAAGGGTTCACCGGTATTAGGTTCAGGGAAGGAGGTGTCCTGTACCTCTTTAATTCCAATAAACCCTCCAAAACCATCCTCAACTACTATAAAACCTGGGCAGGCCTCAACAGCTGCCTGCGCATGGCGTTCTAATTTAAACGGTTCGCCTCTCGACGATAAAATAGTCTTGATCATTTCTTAGCCATCCTCTCAGCAAACTGGTTGATAAATGCGTTGTTCGCCTTTGTTGTGGCCTCTGGAAGCTCTGGGTTTGAGTCGTCTACCCTGTCAAAATCATCGTCTATATTGAAGGACGCTCCCTGACGTTCTCGGGAAAACATCGAGTCATAGGGATCACGCTTAGTCCGATACACCAGCCAGCCGCCCAGCGCTACGCCGGAGAGTGTGGAGATCCAACCAGCCAAAAATGTTAAAAGTGTTTCCATTAGTCTCCTCTCAATCTATATTAAACACTGTGCCCTGGCCAGTTACATCCTCAAGCCAGGGCTGTTCAATTTGCAGTGAGTGTATCATACCTCCGAGTAGGGCCACAACAGGAAAGTCGTCAACCTTACCTCGCTCTGCATCCTCCCTCTGGAGGCCTTGCAGGTGACCGGTCAGGATCTTATCCTGCCCCACATCTAAACGTGCTATCTTTAATGTGTTCAATATCTGTCTCACATACAGCGGGAAGGCCCGTGTATCGTGCCTGTCGAGTGTATCCCGGATATAAAGACCGGATGTAACGCCGTGCATCCGTTCGAGCACCTCTGATGCTTTCATGATCAGTACCTGATACTTATCCTGGTCACCATACCAGTTGGGCAGTATCCGAGAATCTAAACCAAAACCATATGCTTTACGAGTACCCACCAGCTTTTCAATCAGATCGAACACGTCGCCACTCTCAATCACTTCGAGGATACGGTACTTTACCGGGTCACTCTGGATGCCCATAATAATCAATGCCCCAGGCTTAACCTCCTGGGCTGTTGCCGTCGGGTACGCTATACCACCAACGATATGGCAGTAATACTGCCCAGAGGGCCTGTGTAGAAAGGTCGCAGGCTTTAAGGTGAGAGGCTGACCGGTAACCACCGCCCAGTCTTCCCGGGCACCCCTGGTTCCTGACATATGCTCTGGCTTCTCTACATTAATGAGTGCTGTCATATCAGCCCCTCAAAGAAGCCTGTGTAACCACCCTCGTGGCTATACCTAAGACTATCAATCCAATGATTTGAAGCGTCGACGATTATAGGGAGGATGTTACCTGTGTGAGGATCTTTCTTGTATTTATAATGAATGAACTCATCTATCGTTTCTTTACATCGTGGGTCTATAACGACATTATATCCACGGATAAAAGCGATGCCGTCCTCGATACTTCCTTTACCCTTCTTAGACCCGTAAATGTTAAATCCCTGGTCCCGCACATAATCGATAGTATCGGGTCTTGCTGAGTCTCCTATCAGAGGCCACGATCGTATTCCCGGAACCTCGTCAAGCTTTGATGCGAGGTCTGTGGTCTTCACACCACGTCCACCAGCCTCGTAATCAATATACAGTGTTCTACCTTGTATCCAAGAGCGGATAACCGCCATAGGATCAGTAGAAAAACCCCAGTCGACACCAAACTTTAGAATGGTGTTGTTGGGGGGCTCCGGGACAGCGCCTATACTCCAGCATCCATGCATGACCTGCTCGTCACTCTGCTGGACCGTCTTCCCTTCCCAAACGTGCAGATATTTATCAAGGTCCGTAGCCTTACAATACCCCATTTCCTCCTGAAGTACCGCAGGGAACCACGGATTATCCCAAAACTGCACATCAACCACCAAAGCTCTTGGGGGAGGATGCTCAGAATTAAATAGTGTGTGGACTGGATCATCATCAAAACGGGGGTTATAGCTGAACCACAGCTCAGAGCTATCCTCTCGGATCGTCGGGATTAGTATGTCAAGGCTGGCCTGGGAAACCGTATGAGCCTCCTCCACCCAGCATTTTGTGATGCCCTCGATAGATTTTATACCATCAGGGTCAGATCTTAACCCAGCAAAGAGGAAATTACTACCTGTTTTCTTATGTTTGATCTCGGTCAGTGTGGATTCAAACTCTGATGCCAAACCATTGCGAGCGATCTCGTCATCCAAAATTCGTTTTACCGAGTCTTTAATTGAACGCTGAATCTCACGGCAGCAAAGAATACGCTCCTTGCCCTCCCGAGCATACCCTATAAGCGCACTCGCAAATGTCCGAGACTTAGCACCTCCTCGCCCTCCCGGAAAACTTTATACCGGTAAGGGGCGAAAAGAGGTTTAAAAATATATGGGATCTTAGCTCTCAAGCTTCACAGGCTCAATAAACTCAAAACAAGTCTTCTCTACTTTAATTGGCCCTCCCAGAGGACCAGCGTGTGTGTTATCCTGCCTATCACTGTACCCGTGCTTTGTTAAAACCAATTTTGTGATGTTAGAATTAAAGTCTCCTGTTATCCCGCCGTTAACCAGTGCCTGGTGCTGTTTTCGCTTCAATTTCTCTAACAGTCCAAAAAACTCTCGCTTGTTTTTATGCTTCCCCCAGTTTGATATGGTCTCATCTGAGACATCAAGAATGAGTGTAAGCCCTTGGGCAGTAGGGATAGCATCCCCATATTTCTGGTAATTAGCAATATAGTCCGCTGTCTTATCTAATATCCCCTGGTTATATTTTGTTGGGCGCCCGCCAGGGTGTTTTGGCTTTGTTTTTTTGTTTTTAGATCTACCAAAACGTAACCTCCTCAAATTATTAATATTTACATATATTTTATATATACCAAGCGGAAAGTCAAGCAAAAATAGAAAACCTCCGACCTCAAAGGCGCCAAAACGACACCGCAAGAGCCAAAATCTCCGTGGAACAATGGCAAAAATCTGGTGAAACAGCAAAAAAAGCTCTATCTCTCACTGAATACGATTCATTTAATGTACTACGTTCATAAAGATACCTATCTCACCGAAAAAGCTGTATCTCAAGTGAATACCACTCATAAAATGAATGTAACAGGTAAAAGTGCTTTTTTGTCTGGGTACGGGCTTAAAAAGGTTTTGTCTGGGGTCTGTCTGGGCTACAAAACCCAAGACCGTTGGTACCAAAGGGTTTGACCGGGTGTCTGGGCTTTTCACCTTTTCAAACTTACTATAGGGAGGACACAATACACCAATCTCTATCTCTATCTCTATCTCTATCTCTATCTCTATCTATTATAACCATTATTGTGTCCTTTCTCTAAAGGTAATATTAAAAAATAACCCAGACAACCCAGACAGCTCAGACAAAGCCTTTATTGGTAGGTGTCTTCATTTTTTGGTATCCCAGACAGAGCCCAGACAAAAAAAGCGGAGCCCAGACAGGCTCCGCTGTGAAACAATTCGCTCTCACCAGGTTATTAGGTTGTCACTATCCATATATTTCTCAAAACTTTTTCGACACTCTGCCAGCGCAGGCACTATATAGCCGACCTCATTATTGGTAACACGCTTTTTATATTTGGCATCGGGGCACAGTCCTTTCACCCCAAAAATCTTCTTGCAGAAGACGTTTCTTGCCGCTATTGGCGAACGTCTTTTTTCCTGGCACCACTTGATATAGTCAGAGTACAGTTGGCTCGTGGTCACCCCGATAGACTCCTTCTCCCACGTTTTATATGCTCCGTCCTGGCCGAGCTGAAGCTCTTCGAACCAAAACTCCTCGGTATTGTCGAGGCTGTACAGTTTCTGGCCTGTCAGAGCAGCGGACGCTGGTGCCTTACGCACGGCGACGCAGTCATACTTGTAATCCAGGAGGTATCGCAGCAGATTAGGCGCAAACAGTGGATTTGCGATCTCTTTGGCCAGCGCTGCAAAATAGACATGGTCCTTGGCCTTGGCGTCGCTCACATCGATGCAGCAGAACCTGCGCTCGTCAGCTCCTGATGGCACAGTCCACTCCTCGTTGCTGGCCATGATAAACTTGCAGAAGTTATCAACAACTATGATATCAACATTCTTACCCTCTACTGCGGTTTTCCTCTCGGTTATAAGGCCTTTGAGAACGCTCTTGCTTGTCTCGCTGTCCCCAGACCAAAAGGCCTCGTCTAAAAACACAAGGATCTTATTTCCTAAGTGGCTGTTGAACCTACCAGTGACCTGATTCGGGTTAGTAAGAGGTAGGTAGTGAACGCCCCAGAGGCTCCCTAATGGCTGTACACAGAAACCCTTGCCAAACCCTCTACCACCCCTTAAAGCCACTGCTACACCCTTCTTCTCTTCGGGTGCTGAAATATGTCAGCCATCCAGGCCCACATATAACTGACTGTTTCAGGTACGTTTGAGCATATGATATTGTTTACATGGTTCACATATAGTTGGATATATCTCATGTACCACAGTATCTGCGGGGGTCACAGCAAAAACCATTGTACATATTATAGCAGCCCTCTATGGTTTTTGCGGGGTGGAAGTATATCTTTTCAAAATCTCGCCTGTACTCGTAACGCATCCACTCAGTACCCAGTGGTTTTCGAATAATATCCCCGCCAGCATTGGTGGTCTTTACAAACTGATTCCCATACATCTCCTCAAAAGTTTTAGGGGTGATAACCTTCAGCTTGTCTTTTCTTGTCGTATCAACGATATACGATGTCTTCCCCACGGTAGTATACCCATAACGAGTGTTTAGAGGTGAAAAAGCGGTATCCGCTGCGGCCGCATTATCTTTGTTAATCTTGTGCTGCTGGCTCTTTTTAAACTCTTTTTTTAAGGGTTGTTTTTTTGGATCTTAGTCTTGGCGCTGATAGCATCAATAATGATATCGATGTCACCCTCCGGCAGGCCCTCAACTTTTTTGATCCACTCATATTGTGGGTTCGGTGTGATCTTAATCCACAGCTTGATGTCCTCCAACGTAGAGGCCGCTGCCACGGGATCTATGGGAGCCGCATTGTTCCCGGCTGGGTATCCCCAGGCCTGGTCCAGTTTGGTCACAGCCTCGGCCCATGTGAAAGGCTTATCTTTAGGCTGTTCAACTCTGCTGAAAAGCTCTTTGAGCCTGTCCTCTGCCTCCACCCGGGGAACGTTACACCCACGCCATGAGCAGCAGATCCTGAGAATGGTGTCGTCACGCTCACCTGCTGGGATACTATCAGGCAGATCGCTGTATATAGATCCTGCGTACCCGAGGTCACTCTCCGTGGCGTTTCGGGGCGTCCAGGTCGGAATCTCTACCTGCACACCATCAATCATAATAGATGTCGCATTCACATTTGACACTATCTTTTTTGAGGCCAGCACTATTGCATCAACCAAGGGTTTGGGCAACGATTTAAAACTCAGCACCGTTCAGTCGTGGGTACCAAACCATTCCATCGATAAACAGCCCCTGTCTTAAAAATGAACGCTCGGAGGCACTACCAGATGCCGTTGGTTGTTCGGACGTCCAGGCTGATACCTGGCAAAGCCTTCACCCAGTTTTTCAGGCCGCTGTCAGGATCGTGTTTATAATATACGTGCGTGCCCCCATCGACCCGGCCAGATGTTACACTATACACCTGATCAATCGTGACACCGGTAAACTGCTCAACCTTAGCCAGCACATCAGCACCGTCAAAATCTAAAACATCAACGTCAGAATAGGCACCTGTACCAATGCCCACGTTGGAGTTGGGCCACATGGTCCACCAGGCTCTGATCTCATCAGCCGTGGGCCTCTGATCTCGTCGATCTTTCCACTCTATCCGTGGTTTTGCACTGACCGTCTCATCCAATGGCAGAACGTACCACCCGATCCTCTCGTATCCAAGGGCTGCTTGAAGTAAATATTCTCACTCATAATTCAGACCCCTTATTTTCCCCTGTAAATTTGATAGGGTCTTTCTATTAGCACTTCACGCACCCACATACGAAACAGCATCGTTATAGATATACCCATCTTTTGGCCTCATCCAGCACCAGCCTGGCCCTCAGCCTTGGGAACCTTTACTGTAAACGCCCGAGACATAGTCTTCTTTTTCATACTACCCCTATTTTAGTTATTTAAAATGTCGTACAGGTTAATTATTTCGCTTGACGGTACATGTTTTTAAATTACAGTCAAGCGAATTGTACCATTAACTTTTAAAGGAGGCGTAAAAAATGAAGAAGTATCGAGACGCAAACAAGCACAAGGATGTTAAAGTATCAGAATGTGGTAACATTAGAGAATTTTTTAGGAACGAGTTCGGGTGCCAGACATGGAACATGACGATGTATGACTCCCCTGAAGTTAGGCAGGTTATAGACCACGCTTTTGTCGTTGATAGGGCGGCAGAGTGGGGCGCAGATTACGGGCTTGATGGCTCAGAGGTTGTAATTATATCCAGATCCTATGCCCCAGACAACATTCTATATGCTGACTACCCTGGCGTTGAGGTTTGTGAGTTGAAGTATGATTGGTTGCTGGGCAATATGGGCAAACTTGTTGCTGTGAAAATAGTCGGCCCGGGGGATGCAGCAGAGAGCTTGCTAAAGGCTTTTAGGGATGTGCCTGCGGAGCTTTTAGCGTATGTAGTTCCCTTAGATATGCAGTACCTTGGGTGGGGTGTGGTTACAGCTGGGCTGCCAGGGAGAAATTACGCTGAGTTTAAACTTACTAATAAATGGGAAAGTTCAGCACTGGTGCAGAAAGAAGCCCTCGCCGAAAGGGCGTGGATGCGGGAAATATGAGGCATCGACGGGAAAAATTGGGGTCTATGCAGACCCACCAGAATACTGCGATAAGTGCATTCATTACTACACAGCTGGTTGTGATATAGGTGGGGAGGAGTTAAACACAGACATCTGGTGTATAGATTTTCTAAAATCTTTAAAAGAGTCTGCTGAGCTAAAAATAATTCAAGCCCGCTCAGCCCCTCTGGGCGGGCCTCTTCACCCTTCTGAAAAAATAATTAAAAATAGTTTGATTTTAGTGTTGACATAAGCAAAGATAGAGTGTATATTCTATCTAACACTGAGCAACAAACGATCTTTGACAATTCGACTGCACCAACTAACCGACAAAACGCTGCCATGTGAGAGGGCGATAGGGATCAGGAGCCAGGGCCAGGGAGTCCATGCCATAATCGATCCAGGAAGTTAACCGGTGCAGGGGTCTCAGCCTTCAATATGGCTGACTGAAGATGACCACACAGGTCGAAACCCAAAAGGAGATAAGCCATGATAATTAGAGAACTCACTGAAAAAAAGATCGAAGCTCTTAATATCATTGACACCGCATTCAATAAAATTCTTGATACTCTTGGCGGCCACGAGGCCTTTGACCTTGATCAGCTGCTTACAGCACACCACATCAAATGTGACCTTGAGACCGAAATTCTAAGCCAGATCCGATAAAACCAAACGCCCCGGGCCTACCGGGGCACCATATAAGGAGCACAAAACATGGAAAAAAGATTTGAAATTTGGTACACACCGTCCCCCATCACGTCGGTGAGGGTTTTTGCTGGAACAGAGGCTCAGGTGATCAAAGACTTTAATGCTCATAAATATGCAAACTACCCTGGATACCGTATCTCCAACACAGCCGGGCATTACTATGAGATCCAGGGTGATACCTTGGAAAGGATTTAACCATGGAAACCGACACTAAAAATTATTTTTAATTTATTTTGATTTTAGTGTTGACATAACCAAACAGCGGGTGTATATTCTATCTAACACTGAGCAACAAACGATCTTTGAAAACCTAAACTTCCCAACTACCAAGTAAAACGCTGTCAAGTGAGAGAGCGATACGGTGACGAGCTACGGCCAGGGTGCCTACGCCACGACATCACCAACAAAGTGACCGGGAAGTGGGTCTCAGCCTGAAGCTGGTTGACTGATGAGGGACCATAGCAGGTCCGAAACCCATCGTATAAGGAGATAAGCCATGACGACATACAACAGAAATCTTAAAACCCTTGACAACAAGACTGGTCGAGAAATCTCAGCCCACATGCAGGCCATGATGGGTAACCACGAAAAATACTCAAAATGCTACTTTTGGAAACCTCCAGGGAGCGCAGCTTCCAGGCGTAACGCCGAGTTTACAAAAGAGTTGAGCTTCACCGTAGCCGGTAAAAATACAATTGGTATCAGGAGCTTGAGTGCTCCTGCAAGAATATGTACTGGACAAACACCATTGAGATTGATGGAGAAAAGAAAAACATACGGGCCATTAAAGCACTTTTTAGATTAAGGAGATAAGCCATGGAAAAACATTCGAAATAGAAATGAATTTGATGGTACGGATCAGCTACACACCGGTTAGGGGTTGCCTTGCAACACACGACGACCCTGGATACTCTGAAGAAATGGAGGACATTGACATCGAGGCGCTGCCTTTTGATCAGCAGCCCGAAGATATTCGCCGGTACATTGAGGAACAGTGTGCCGAGGATGCCGAAGATTTCGACATTTACTAACCCAAACGCCTCGGGCGACCGGGGCACTATATAAGGAGATAAGCCATGACAAAAACTAATCTGGACGTAAGAAATTTGGTTGATCGTCTCGGAGAGATCCGGGCAGAGCAGAAGATTCTTAAGGACGAAGCCAACAATATCGAGGCCGTTCTCAAAGCCACTGGCGACAGCCGTTTCGACGGTGATTACTTCACCGCTACGGTGTCCCGCTTCGAGCGGGTAACAATCGCCTGGAAGTCCATCGCTGAGAAGCTCAAGGCCAGTGCTTACATGAAAGAAACTTACAGCAAAGCCGCTGAGGTCTGCACAGTAAAAGTCACCGCCCACGTAAAATAAAACCAAACGCCCGGGACCACCCCGGGCAAGGAGATAAAAATGGATACGTTTGAAGCAACAATGATCGCAGAAGGTGTAGACGAGGCCGACGAGGCCACACAGATTCAGGCCTGGCAGCTCCTGATCGATACAGGAGTGGTCTGGCAGCTCCAAGGTTTTTTGGTCGAGCGGCGGCGGCGCTTATTGAAGCAGGTATCTGCACAAAATAAAAGGAGATAAGATATGACAAAAACTACAGAGCAGATTGTAGAAGCATTTTTTAACGGCAACTATAAGAAGATCGGTAACAGCCATGTGGAGACGGTAAACGGCGAGGGTGATTATCTCTGCCTCCACGGCAACCGGATCGCTCGCAGGCTTGATAGCGCAGTCTATCTCAACCACTGCGGGTGGGAGACCAGCACTACTAAGGAGCGTCTGAATGGTGTCCTTGAGTATCTGGGCTGCTCAGATGATAGAATCTACCAGGCCAAGAGTGTCTGGCACTGGAAGGGTAAAGAGGAGTTCCTGCCAGGGTGGAACGAAGTATAAAGCCGAAACGCCCTCCTGGGTGTCTAGCCGAAACGCCCTCCTGGGTGTCTAGCCGAAACGCCCTCCTAGGTGTCTAGCCGAAACGCCCTCCTAGGTGTCTAGCCGAAACGCCCAGGAGGGCGTCTAGCCGGGTGGGTCCCGGCTACTGACGATGGCAACCAAACAAAAGGAGATAAGCATGGATAAAAATCAAGAAAAAAACAACCTGGACCACTGAGGAGCTGAGAACAAATTTCGAGGTTCTGAGCTTCCTGGCACCCTTCGTGGTTGTTAAGCGAAAGGTTGATGGCGTTAAAGGCACGATGCAGTTTAACCACAGCCCACGGGTGTATTTTGATTTTGAGGAGGCGATAGGATGATTGACCCACGAGATGTAAAAATGTCACATATCATGGTAATTCAGCAGATCCAAGAGAGGATTGGATGTGAGCCCTATAGATTCGAAGCTCTTAAATCTCGGAATATTTACGATCTTGAGGTGATACGTGACCGGTTGATTGAGGATTACAACAAAACCATTAAGGGAGAATAAAAACATGGAGAACTTCAGGGTCGATATCGAAGCACTCGGGCTCATATACTAACCACTAAGCCGCCCGGGACCTTCCCGAGCACCACGAAGGAGATAAAATGAGCTATCAAGAAGATCTTGAGCAGATTCATGAATCACTTGTCAACGGTCAGCGTAAGCAGATGGTTGAGCAGATCCGGGAGTATGGCCTCTACGATTTCTGGGAGGACTACAAAAACTACTTAGACAATATTTGTGCAAACATCGGATACTTTACTGATGCGTGTATATCTTACCACCGCATCACAATCAGATAAGGAGAAAAAACATGGAGAAGAAAAAACCCCAGTAAATGGTGCTGTAGCGATAGCGTTGATGAACCTCGACCTCGATCTAAAAGACATTATCTGTAGAGTAGTTGACGATTGTCAACCTGAAATACAAGCGTCTGATGAGTTGATGGCCGAGATTAAAACAACCATACAGGAGGGTATTACAGCCGTCACAAACACTAAGGAGCTAATCTTCATACAAGAGTTAGAGAGGGTTAAGAATTTGGTAAACCGATTGGAGGTGCAAGAATGACAACATTCAGAGAACTTGCGGCATTCTTCCCGGGCCCGTTCGATGAGACAAAACAACTTATCGTTTTAGATTTTAAACATAAAATGGTTTCAACTGGAGCATATATTCTTAAGGACCCTATTCAGGTCCAGGAGCTTGTGATACCCAGAGGCCAGGCTGATGCATTTATGAAGCACCTCAAAAGCATTTCACCTCACGCCAGCAAGACCTGCTTCTTTGGTAGGATCTGGCTGGAGAAACTACTTAAAAACTTTATAGAGGAGAGTATAAATGACATATAAAATGACGGCCGGAGACTTTCAGACTCTGCTTGAGAATCGGCTCAAGGAGATTGAGGCTGTGCTCGGACAAAAAGCTGGGGAGTATGCTCAGAACGGTGACCGCCTGTTCAATTTCCGCCAGGCGGCTAGAACCAACAACACTACGATGGCTGAGGCCCTCTGGGGCATGGCCACTAAGCACTTGGTTTCTGTCCAGGACCTGGTCTATGGTCGGCTTGAGCCGACAGAAGAGACGGCTGACGAGAAGTGCCTCGACATGATAAACTATTTGATATTATTAATAGCCGTGTTCGAGGAGGAGAGATGCAACGAAAAGAGATTAAAGGGGAGCGGTTTGGAAGGTTAGTATGAGATGGAGAAACGCAGAGACAGACCCGCCCCGGCACCAAAGGCTCGTCCTCGTGTGGGACGGTGACGAGAGAATCCCAGGGTTCACAGTGGCAAATCATTTTAATTCGGGCTGGGTAGTAAATACGGATATACTGTATGCAGAAAACCACGATGGAGGGTGCCACATAAGTTTAGACGCACGGCCCGCCTGGTGGCAAGATATTCCTGAATTTGAGTTTGGTGTAAAGGAGAAAATATGATTAAAACCGTAGAAGTCGTTAGACATGCAGGGGACCCGGAAGTAGAGATATTAAAAAAATCCTTATCGAATAGTATTGCAACGTTTGTGCGTGGACTCAAGGGGCCCTTCTTTGTCCTCGGAGGCAGTTTTTTGCTTAATTTAGACGGTTCTGTAACGTATACTTTTAAACTTATTAGAAATCTACCGCAATTCGAGGAGGAAGACATGAAGAACGATCAGTCAGAAGTATTCTATACTTGTGAATTATTGAACAGTCGGTAAACAAGGAAGCTAAAAGACTTATTGAACATTCGTTTTAAAAAGGAGAGAACATGCCAGAAACCCAAGACGCAACAAAGGAACTATCCAGACAAATGCGAGCATTACTTGAGGAATACGCACGTAAGACCGGAGCCATGGTCACAGACATGGGCGTTAAGTGGTTTGAAGATGTCTCCGGGGGTGTTGTGCTGGACAAGTTGGATTTTAGGGTAACACTTCGGTAAAAATTAAAAAGGAGATCAACCATGGAAACAAGAAAAATTGTTAGGTATAGCGGTGATCCAGAAGTCGACGTCTTAGAAATAGCTTTTATAACCGGGAGCGCAACGGCCGTACATGGCTTGAAGGGTTTGTTCTTTGTTATTCAGAGTGAATTTACGATGAACGAACCCAAGAAACCTTTGATATATAATTTTGAAATTATCAACCAGGATCAGTTGCCACAAAACAAAGGATAGAACATGCCAGAAACCCAAGACGCAACAAAGGAACTATCCAGACAAATGCGAGTATTGCTTGATGAGCCGCACATAAGACCGCCGCTTCACATTTCATGCCGGTGTTATATGGTGCCAGTTACCTTGTCATATAAAGAATTGGGGTTGAATATACCAGAGATGGAAGCCAGTTTGAAGCCTTTCACAGAACGGGCCGGAAACCGGGCAATAATAAAATCCGGACAACTCGAAGACAAAGGTTTCGAGGCTTTTATAAAATCCAGGGACGAACAGTACCAGATTAATTCCTTTGGGATCAACCGGTATAAATTTTGGAAAGCCGGTGATATTGGCGTTAAGGACTTGGCAGATAAAACGGAAATCTTAGACTTTTGAGGAAAAATAAGGATGGGGATTATGTTGGAATAATGTGATAAAGTCCTTGCAATAAATCCAAAGCCCTTATATTATACAATATCTTGGTGAGATAAGATAAATAATATACAGATTCAGCCCTGAACGTGGGAACCTTCAAAGGTTCTATCTCACCATGTTTGGGGCTTTTTTATTTGGAGGAAAATATTATGAAAAAAGTCATTTCCACGGAAAAGAAACCAATAAAATTGTGGTTGGATGATATTGAGGACGGAGCGCTTGACCAGGCTAAGAATTTAGCCAACCTGCCATTTGTGTTTAAGCACATTGCAATCATGCCCGACGGCCATCTCGGATACGGGATGCCCATTGGCGGAGTTATGGCCACTATGGATGTTGTAATCCCGAATGCCGTAGGTGTTGACATTGGTTGTGGAATGTGTGCTGTAAAAACATCCTTAACCGAATTGAGCACAGCGCAATTAAAAAAATCATGGGCGGGTCAAAAGAATTCAAAGGCGGTATAAGGGCAAGCGTGCCCGTAGGACGTGCCCACCATTCAAAAAAACAAGATCAAAAATGGGTGCCACCAGAATTGAATGACGTTTCGTTTCTTGATGGGCTTTACGAAAAAGCGTTGACCCAGGTCGGCACCCTTGGGGGTGGAAACCATTTCATCGAAATTCAAAAGGGGTCTGACGGCTTTATCTGGATAATGATCCACTCCGGGAGCAGGGGCGTTGGTTATCAAGTTGCAAAGCACCACAACGACATTGCCATTGATTTAAATGAAAAATGGTTCTCACAAGTGCCGAAAAAGTGGGAACTGGCATTTCTTCCTGTAGATTCGAAAGAGGGTCAGGCATATTTAGCTGATATGAAATATTGCGTTGACTTTGCATTTATGAACAGATCGTTAATGATGCATAACGTGAAAGAATCAATCTCAGCCGTCTGCCAAGAGGCAATGTTCTGCGAAAGGGTGAATATTGCCCACAACTATGCAGAAATGGAAAATCATTTCAAAACAAATGTGATGGTTCACCGTAAAGGGGCCACAAGAGCACGATTAGGACAAGTGGGGATTATCCCAGGATCACAAGGCTCTTCAAGCTTTCATTGTTTCAGGTCTGGGTAATCCGGAAAGCTTTATGTCTTGTTCTCATGGGGGCAGGAAGGAAGATGGGGAGACGGCAGGCTCAAGGAGAACTTAATTTTGAATCTGAAAAAAGCTTGCTTGATGATTTGGGGGTGGTCCATTCAATAAGAAGCAAAAAGGACTTAGACGAGGCCACCGGAGCGTACAAAGACATCCATTCGGTTATGGCCAATCAGGCCGACCTTGTGAAGATAGATGTCGAACTAAAGCCGATGGCGGTCATTAAGGGATAGGCGGTACAACCCAAAGGAGATCAACATGAGTTACGGGCACAAAGTAGTTTTAAACCAAACACGGACAGACACAGGGAAGATTGATCTTGATTTGTCCATCGACGGTCTGAAGATCAAGCCAATTAAATACAGCATTGATCAGGAGTGCGAAGGGCTTACTAAGATCACGTTTACTATTTATGCAAATTCTGAATCTGTTAGTTATATTCGATAGGACCCACAACCCAAAGGAGATCAACCATGAAAGATATAAAAAGAAGTCGCTAATACAATCAAGGCCGACGTTTTTGAAATGGTTATGAAATCCTTGCAAGGAATAGAAAAAGACAAAGTTTTGACCTTGGTAGAATAGACTGGGTAGTAGATAATCCAGCATATCGTTTTGAAAACCTGTCAAACAGGCTATCGGCTCTGAATGGTAGACGTTGCAGTAGACCTGATGTACCCCCATATAGAAAATCTCATAAAGGAAGAATTAAAAAGACAATGTAGTTTAAATAAAGG